CCAACCAGTCCCGTCGTTCCAGCGTGCGCTGTCATACTTAAGAGTGCCGGCAGTGCCGGGATTCACCAGACTGCCATCCGAAGCCAGGATCGCCTTCCAGGCCGAGGAAGCTGCACCGAGGTCCTTGGTATTGTCTGCCGCGTCATTGTTCGGCAGAATCTGGATTTCACCCACGTTCAGCCGCAGGCCGCCAACCCATTCCCAGATGTTGCCCACCAGGTCAGCAATACCGGCCCACGTGTTATCATGCCTCCAGCTTGCCGGCCCCGAGCCGGTGTAGATCCTGGCGGTCCCGGTGGTCACGCCGGGCGCCGCACCGTCCACACGCCGCCCCGTCTCATAGGCAGCGCTATAAGAGCGACCATAGTCCGTATTGCCGCGTGGCTGGAATGAATTCTTCCAGCACCAGTAGGCCAGAGCGCTCCATTCGGCGTTGGTCATCAGGTGCCAGCCCTGGCCCTTGTTTTTGCAATAGAGCAGGGCATTGTCGAAGGTCGTCGAGGTGGACGGATCGACGCCGGGCAGACACACGGCCAGGACTTCTGATGATGGCTTGATACTGCCCGACAAAGATCTGGCTCTTTTCGACCCCGTTCACGATAAAAGCCGGAAACACCCCGGTGCCCCAGGGAGGCGTCGATATCCTCGCACATGAACTTAGGGATCACGCACATGTAGCTGGGATATCCCCTTGTCGTCGTAGAGCACCGTCACTCTGCCTCCCGAGCTAGCCTCGACAGACGCCCTTAGATTGTCTCTCACGAAAATGGTAGGCATATTCTTTCCTTTCTCAGCCTCTGGCGTAGGGCCACGCCTTGACAACGATATCATCCGGATCCAGGGGGATAGCCTCCGGTCTCATGATCGGACCATTTTCGTCCTCGCCATCCTGCACCATCTCATAGCGCCTAGGAGGGACGATGCAGGACAGAACGTAAGCCTTCCCGTTTGGCGCCCCGACCACAAATCCACCCTGACCATCGGAGCAGATGTCCACGATCACCTCATGATCACTCTGCCATTCGGCACAGTCCACGCTCACATCCCCGACCGTGATCATCGTTCCGGCAACGGAAAATCCGCGCTAGGACCGATCCCAATCATCTCGAATCTTGCCATGTCGTGTCTCCCTCTCATTCAGATCATATGCTTGCCTTACTCACCATGTACCGCAATGACAGATCATCGGACATGCCGGCGAAAAATATCTTGAAGCCGTTATTGAGCCGGTCCTGCACCCAAAATCCGTTCATGTCCAATGCGGGACCGCTATGCTGCATCGGATCCAGATGCACGACATAGTCCGCGCCTGGAATAGGGGCAGTCAGCGGAATCAAGGCATAGCATGGCGAATCCAGCACAATCGGCCATCTGGATTCGATCCTTCGCCTATCCGTCAAGGTGACGCTTGCCAGGTAGGGGTCGTTTGTGCCGTTATTTTCGGCCGGGACAGTCACCTCGTACAGGGTGACGCCATAGTCCGGGACCACCTGGTCCAGGTCCGTCGCATCGCATTGAATGGCGCCGTTCGAATCTACCCAGAGGTACACATAGCAGGTCTTCGAGACTCCCGAGGCATTGCTGGGAATCGCGGCGCAATTCTCCATCGCCTGAACATCGTAGGATCGACCCCGAAGGAAGAATCTCCCAACAGCAAGGCTCACATTCCTCACCTCTGTTGACGATTTCGACACGGCGCAGCCGGAAATAACGCCACGGTTCTTGAGCGTGACGAGCCCCTCCTGAAGGCGCATGCTGATCCCGTCTATCTCTGCGATCCATGTGGCTAGCGCCTCACAATACTCCAGATCCACGTAGGCGTCCTGCTCCGCTATGACGATGCTTCCGCCGACAGCGCCGCTCCCGATTTTCGTTCCCGCTCCTGCCTGGATCGTGAGGCTCCCCGGGCCTCCCCTCACCAGACGAATCTTCGCTCCATTCGATTGCTCCATTTGAGCGGACGATGGAAGCGTGAACTTCTTGGAGGTCGCTGAATTCATCACTAGACGCCTTCCGAAATCCGTGGTTTGCACGACATAATCATCGGTCTTCACGATCGAGGCTGCTCCGAAGATATTCGGGCCGAATCGGGTAGTCATTCCTCTCAAACTGGCCTGCAATATCTGTTCCATGGTTATCATCTCCTTCTTTGGAATTTCTACGACTTATGCAGCCCTCTTGAAGTCGCCGGAAATCTGCTCGAATTTCGCCCTCGTCATCATCTGGATTCTTCCGTCATGGTACACTTTCGCCGGCCATTGGACTCTGTCGAGGTCGATAATCGGGGCGGGGAAGCACCGGCAATTGTAGATATTCCCGGCATGATAGGGGCCGTGCCGCACTCCTTTTTCGCCGGCCAATTCTTCCGGGTTCGGAGGCTCGTCCCAGTTCACGAGTACCCGATCCATGAGCTGGTGAGAATCCCGCACACGCTCGTCCTTGCTCGTGCGCCACATGTACCACTTGAGGCCCAGACCCTCCGATCGCGCCTGCACGAGAGCCGTGTTTGCCTCGCCTGTTTCTGTCCGGGCGATGAGCCGCAATCTCCCCATTGAGACGTCCGGGAACTGCTCGATCAGATTCTGCGTGATGAATTCCGATCTGCGCCCCTTGACTTGTTCCTCCTGGATGAAATGAGCCACCCGATCGGAGATCGACTCCGGGAACGTCGAAATCAGCCGGGCATTTTCGGCGACGATCTCGCGGACACGATCTCCAATGGGACCCTGCATCTCCTGCCGGAGCGCCTCATATATCATCCGACCACGCATGCTCTCCTGGACTTCTTCGAGCCAAGTCCTCGCGGATTCTGCGAGGAGACCCGTCACCATCTTGGAGGCTGCTGCTCGGGCGAGGCCCTGGAAAAAGTCCGTGGTGACGTATCGTTTGAGGGCGGCGAGGACCTCCTCGGGATTCGTCAGGCCCATATCATCCACCAGGTCTCTCAGATGCTCCATCAATCCGAGCGTCCTGATACTGTCTCTCGATCCTTTTGCGCGGTTGCCATCTGTCCTGTTGAGGCATGATGTCCTATTCCTCCAGGATATCATCCTCTTCCGGGGTGTCATCCTCGGGAAACGTTGGCGTTGACAATCGGATTCTCATCCGTGACTGGAGGATTGGACGTGGTCTCAGAAATTCGGGCCTGCCCTCCACCCCTAATCACATACTGGCGCCATGTGTTTGCCATTTTTCTCGATCCTCCTTACCGGGATTCCTTGATATAGGCGACTGTCGTAGTTTTCCCGAAACACATATCCCCCAAATCGTCCCATAGCTCCTGTCGAGAGTGATCGCCTCCTTGGTGGCGAGAAGGTATCCAGTGGATGCAGTGACGGAGCCGGACGATCCTATGTATACATCCTCAGTCCCGATATTTTTTATTGTGACTGAATATCGATATTGGCCCGCCGTCGGAGCCGCCACAATGATTGCGGCAGTTCCGGTCATGGATACTTGTCCGGTCGTGAACGTAGGGGCCAAAGCCGTCTCGACTTGGACCGGCGTTTGCGGCGATCCCTGCGGAGGTCCGGCGTAAGAAATGCCCATTCCCATCGAGACGATGGACGCTATCAGAATCATTGTCATGAATCTTTTCATCGCTTTTCATTCTCCATTTCGTGCAGGCGCCGTATATGAGATGGGCCTGCTGGTATTGGTTTTGATATGCTCCAGGTTCGGAACTCATCCACATTCATGGAATTGATCGCACCCAAACCCTTCCAGCCCGGTGCATAATTGCGGAAATAGATGTGCTCTGCTTCCAGGGCGGAACTCGCTCCCAAAATAATCTTGTGTTCGTCGAACTCCCCACTGACGGGATCGATCTGGTCGATGATGTATACTCTCTCACTCTCGGGATTCGGGCCAATGAATACGTCGAGGTGGTCCTTATCCTTTCCGGTCGTGCCCAGAATATACCCGTAGGGATCCTGCATCTCCACACGCCACGCCTGGCCTCGCCGATCGACTCCCTGCCGGATCGACGCAGGCGGATTTTCGATGGATATCTTCAGCCCCTGGATTGATCTGTGGATGACCTTCCGGCGCTTGGTCCATGGTCGATGATAGAGTCGACTTGGGACCACCACCGTCGCCATTCCCTTCTGATGATGGATTGACCTCTTCGTGGCCACTCCGAAAATCCGGTAACATCTCAGTGGGAAGCCCTATGAGATTGTCGGCCCCCTCGATATCCTCATCCGTGATATTCGTGAATAGTCCGGTCGTGTCCGCAAGCTGACGCAGTTCTTTCATGCCGATCTTCTGAGAGATGAGACCGGAATTGTGAGCATTGATGATGTTGTCGGTATACTTTCCGGCCAGATCGGCTAGTTCATCGACCGGGAACGTTTGCGGAGAATTGAACGAGAAATCGAGATCGTCCGGAACCTCACCCCACTCAGACACCATGATGACCGGCAGAAGCTTCTCCAGGGCGGGCCTTAGTTGTGCCTCCTGCTTCTGGTGAATGCTATCGTAATAATTCTGCAGATCGGATTGCCCGGTCGCACTCAGGCCGGCAGGAGATCGACCGAACAATTTCGTCGCGGGGATCTCTGTCGCGCCAGCAAGGTCCAGCATGAATGTCTCATACACGTGAGCCAATCCTTGGAATCCCGTCATTTCATGGTGCTCGTATCCATCATCCTTGTCGAGCACCATCAGACCCCATGCTCGACATCAGCCAATTCTGGGCTTGGAGCGTGGAGTAAAGCTGTTGCTTGCCGGCCTGGTTCTGGACCGAGAGAATCTGAGCCATTTTCCCCATCTTTAAAATTCGGATCGTGGCGATGAAAATGAGACTGGAAATGTTCCAGGATGTGTTGTCCCGTTTTTTCAATTCATCGTAGACCACTTCGATCTCACTGATCCCCCACTGGACCTCGGCCACTCTTTCCCAGTACGGTAGCTCCCGGCCGATGAATCGGAGCACTCTGGAGGCGTGCACGTCGTAGACTGTGCCGGTCTCCGTAGTCACATGATAGGAGGCCGGCAAGCCGAAGTCAGGGCTATTGATGTCATCGATCACTTCTCCCGCTGGAGTGATCCCGCTCCATCGATCGAGCACGAGCAGACCCTTGTAGCTATCTGGCATCACCTCGTCCAGATTCAGAGGACGATCCAGATAATGCTCGTGTCCCTCGATCATCATCACGGCAGCAGCCCCGCCGTAGAGTCTCCCCCACTTGAGCGCCCGGAGGATTGCCTCCCGGGTTTTCGTCCGGCGTTCGGCCCGCTGATATCGGTCGATGAGCTCAGGAGAGACCTGACAGGTGAGCTGGATCCAATTCTTGGTCATGTCTTCGGGGATGGTGTCGATTATTTTCCGGACGATCCAATGCGACCGGTACAGGCTGTTCATCAAATTGTAATCTCGGGTCAGCCTGGTCAGGGGATAATCGGTTCCCTCCAGGAGATTCGGCGTTCCGTAACCCATCCGAGCCATCTGATTTCTGAAGGCGTCTAGGGTATGGATTTCCCCGAGAATTGCATTAGCGTCGCCTGGATTTGTAGCCGGTCTCTTCCTTCGCCGTCGTCTTGGCATTATTTTTCGTCCCACCCCATCACATTTTATGCAGCGGACAATCGCCATTCACCGATATGCGTTTTCACAAGATACCTGAGAGCGTCCAGAGCATGATCGCTTGCCTTGACAGGTTTTTCCTCACCCCTGAGCGCCGCCTTCTCGTCCCAGACATAGGAGGCGATCTCACTCCGCAAATTGGTGCATCGTTCATGGATGCGGATCATACGCAGATTCATCATCGCCGAAACCATCCGGATCCCATCGAGGACCTCATGGTCAGCGTCGATAGTGACGATCCAGCGAGAGAGGAGCTCGGCCGCGAACGACGCCGCAGAAAGGATCGAGGATCACTTGGGCATCGCGTTCCGGTCCGATAAACTCCATCAGATCATCGGCATATTGAGTATCCGTCTTCTGCCAGCCTTCCTTCTTTGAATCCCAATAGTACTCCCGGACGACCCACAGCGTCTTCCCATCGTCCCACACATCGAGGAATGCCGTCGGATTGGTGGTCCCGTAATCGATTGCCACGAATCTCTGGAGATGCCCGGATGTCAACCCTTCCGGCTGAGTGTCATCACTGAAGAGAAGATCGTCGGTCCACATGTCGTATATGACACCCTCGGCGAGCACCCACCGCCCGAGGATGAATCGCTGATAGAAGACACCCGTGAACATGCGCTCATAGCGCTCCCTGACGGCATCCGACAGAGAGAGATTGTCGGACATCGTGAAATGGAGGACCAGGCAGCGCTGCTGTTCGGCTCTGTCGATGTATTCGACTTTGAGGGGATGGAATGGTCCTTGCGGATTGCAGTTTAGCCAGATTTTGGCCCCATCCACCGAACAACGAGCCTTCATCTGCTCCACAAACGATTGAGGCATGAGAGCCGCTTCGTCTCCGAACGCTCCTGCTGCGGTGAGTCCCTGGATGAAATCCTGGCTCCGTTCGGTATTGGCCCCAAAACAGTGGTAGATGTTGCTGCCCACGCGCACGCTACGATTGTCGCCACGGCGGTAGTCGTAGGAGATGCCCTTGGACGCCAAAATCTGGAACATGGGCCTCAAGACATTTCTCTCCAGAGCCCCGAAAGATTTGCCGGCCAAGATGAAATCCTTGTCCCTGAAATTATAGAGCGACCAGGTGAGGAAGGAATCGATCATGGCGACGGTCTTGCCGGCCCGGGACCGATCCTTCGGCTATCACCATGTCGTGATT